GCAAAGATTAGCATTGAAAAAGGGGGTTAACCTGTGCAAAAACACAAGTTATTTCCCCTTTTTTGTTTTTGTTGAAATATGTTTATTAAAAAGAAAGAAAAAAAATGTCACATATTAAACCATTGAATTTACATCAAAAGATGACCATTCAACTATGGCTGGGTGTCTGTCTGGTAATAGTCGGAGTGGGATTGTTGTGGACTTCATTTTTTATAGACCCAGTGGGTATAATTCATTCATCAGTACTTGCAGCAGTTGGTGAGGTGTTCACATTCGCTGGTGCACTTATAGGAATAGACTACACATACAAGTACAAAGTAATAAGATATATGAATAGCAGAGGGGAGGATATAGATGATTTTGACAGAAGCAGAGTTGCAGAAGATGAAGGTGAAAACCAAGTATGAAGGTGTATTCATGTATGTAGCCCCAGAAGGATATAAGTTCTGGTCTGAAGGCACATGTTATGGAAAGGTTGTCTATGGAGGCGATTGCCTAACTAATTACTACTACTTGAAAGAAGATGAGACTAACACTGAAAAGAATAGCGAATAAGAAAACCTATTGTATTGGAAAACTGTATATCAACGGAAAGTATTTTTGTGATACTCTTGAAGATACAGACAGGGGACTAAGCAGCACAATGACAGAAGAACAGCTGAAGGCATGCAAGATAAAGGGAGAAACGGCAATACCAGTTGGAATATACAAGGTGTTGATTACTTATTCCCCAAAATACAAGAAGAACATGCCACTTATCAACAATGTGCCAGCATATTCAGGCATAAGAATACACTCAGGAAACAGCGCAAAGGACACAGAAGGGTGTATATTGGTAGGAAAGAACACCGTTGTAGGAAGATTGACAGATAGCAGGAACACATATAATGCCTTATTCAAGAGATTACAGCAAAAGGGCAGTAATGACATAACTATTGAGATAACAAGAAACTACACCGTTTAAAAAAGCTGGGTCGCTACCTGAAAGAAAAGGACTGTGTAATAAGGGTGTTATGAGGTGAACATAACACCCGTTTTTTGTGCAATAATATGTTTATATAAAATGAAAGGAGAAACATTATGAAAAAGGAAACAATTATAGGAATAGTATTGGCAATAATGGCAGTATGGGTGATTGGATTCACAGCACCAAAAATCTACCAAATCTACAAGGATAAGAACATAACGGAAACGGTGAAGTCAGACACAATAATTCTGAAAGATACACTGTTTCTTGAAAGAACAGCTATTGACACATTACCAAAGACGGTATACCAGACAGTTGTTGAACATGATACCGTCTATCGGGTTAATGGAGATTCGATTGAGGCACAACCAAGAATCATCGTTCTAAAAAAAAAGCTATATCGAAAACCATTAAACTGGAAGGACAGGATTCTTTATCACTACAATACACAGCACAAATAACAGGAAGAAGCTATGAGGATGAAGATTATCCAAAGATGGACTCAATAAGGCTTAATCTAAGAGGTTTTATCAAGAGGGATAAGGAAATTATCACCAACACAATTACAAGGCAAGAGAAGGCAAAGAAATGGCATATATCGCCAAATATAGGATTTGGTTATGGAATTGTGAACAGGAAACCAGACATATATGTTGGAATTGGAATATCATATAATTTTTAGGCATATTTCCATATAAAGCCTTTATGTTGTTTATATATTCCTTTACAACAAAGATTTATTGAGCTATGTTTAAAACCATTCCTTTCTGCTTCTTTGATGCTTGGATATTCTTTTATGAAGTTACCATCCAAATCATATTGCAAAACTTGTTTTGATTTTTTAGGATTGTTCTTAAGTGATTCACTCATTTTCTTTTTGCTTTCTTCACTATGATGTTTTCCAAGATGAATTAATTTTTGTTTTTCGCCAAATCCAATAGGCATTTTTTTCCCTAATTTAACTTCCCTTTGGTGTTGTTTTGTCAGAGGATTATTTGCATTTTTACTTGGAGTTACACAACGGAGATTATTTGCATTATTGTTTTCTTTATTAGCATCTAAGTGGTCAACTTCACAGCATTTAAATAATTCTCCACATATTTCAGGAAACGCTTCTGCAACTAATCTATGAACATAATATCTTTTTCTTTCATTATGTGTATAACCAAGAATGACATAACAATAACCGTTTTTTGTTTTATATTGTTTTAATTCCTTTCCAATTATTGTTTTGAACCCACCATTGGGCATTTTTATTTCTCTTGTTTTTGAATAAATATGACCCATTGATGATACTTCATATCCTTTAATGTCTTTCCAAATTTCTTTTTTCATGGTTTAAGTATGTTTACAATAGATATCTAATTTTTACCAAATATATGTAAAATAATATAAATAAACAAATATTCAATGAGGAAAATTAAACGTTATAAGGTGAATAAGGACAATTCGCTGATGCTTGCTGTCAGTTTTGTCAAGAATCCTGCAATCGAAAGTAAATTCCTTGCATTGGGAAAGGAAGAGGAAAAGCAGAAGTATGTTGCTCTCAAGGATGATTACAGGCATGTCGTGTATGGAGCTGTTTTGCGCCCAGATTTTTACATCTACAGGAACGATGGCAATGAGGAGTATTATCTCCAATTCGACAAGGAGGCAATTGAGGTACTGGCTGAGAAGTTTATGACCCAAGGAAGGACACAGAATTTCACAGAGGCACACAAGAAGGAGGTTGACGATATATCTGTTGTCGAGGTATGGACGAAATCAGACATGATACATGACAAATCCATCGCATTGGGACTTGACCCAACACTTGAGGTTGGAACGTTATTCTTCGGTGCAAAGGTATATAATGATGATATATGGCAAAAGGTGCTTGATGGCACATATGAGGGATTCAGTGTTGAGGCAATTGTTGATGTGAATGAGCTTCAATTTGAGGCAGAAACGCCTGCTCCAGAGCCAGCACCACAGGCAGAACCAGCCCAAGAGCCAGCACCACAGGAGCCACAGAGGGATAACAAGAGCATTATTGACAAGATTCTGGCACTTATCAACGGTGGTGATGTCAAGGAAGTTGTTGAGACCGCAAAAGAGGTCGAAAAACCTACAGAAGTTGCACCAGAGGAGCCGAAACAGGAAGAGCCTACTGTCACACCAGAACCAGAACAAAAGCCCTCAGAAGAGCCTGAAACGAAGCCTGAGGCACAACCTAACCCACTTGAAGAGGTCGTGAAGAATCTAAAGGCAGAGATTGAGGAATTGAGAAAGAACAATGATGAGTTGCTAACAAAGATTGGTGAGATTTCAAAGGAACCATCTGCAAAGCCAATCAACACCAACTCTGGAAATGGTGCTGGTGCAACCGAAGGTGTGAAAAACACGGCATATCAGAACTGGAGGGATAAGATAAGAAATGCCATGTAATACAGGAAAAAAACGATACATATGTTTATAAAGAAAAATGACTAAAATTGTAAAATAAACTACTAAAAAATAAAAAAAAATTACTATGGCTATATCTAATTTTATTGATTTAGACAACCTTACTTATTGCGGCAAGGAGGCTCAGGATATTTTTGCACAGGATATTTATGACATTGACCTTCGCCAGTATGGTATTACCTTTATGGATAACGTCAAGGGCAAGATGAAGATGTACAGCGGTGAGATTGGCGATGTGTGGCAGGCATACACCTGTCCTTTCACTCCTGCTGGTGAGGCTTCTTTGGCTGAGGCTTTCATCGAGCCTGCTGCTATCAAGGTCAATATGGAGAACTGTTATGACACATTCTGGAACAGTTTCCTCGTTGACCAGACTGAAATCTCTTTAAGGGGTGGCATTCCTCAGACTTTCGCTGAGTGGTACTTTGCAAAACTTCGTCAGAAGATGTCAAAGGAATATCAGGAAATCTTCTGGAAGGGTGATACTGAATTGACTGGTGCTACCAAGGCTTATCTGAAGGTCACTAACGGTATTGAGAAACTTCTTGCTGATGCTGAACATGTTGATGGTGCAAATCTGACCGTTGACAACGTTCTTTCTCAGGTTGAGGCTGTTGTGATGAAGGGTATCGAGGTTGCAACTGCAAATGAGGTTGACACCGAAGGCTACAAGATTTTCATGAACCATTCAGACGTTCGTCTCTTAGAGGTTGCCCTTGGCAAACTTTGCTGCGGTAACTCTATGAACGACAGATTCAGCAACTATGGCAGAGAGAATGGACGCATCTACATCATGGGTTATGAGGTTGTTCCTACCATGCAGAGCAAGGATAAGATTATCTTCGGTCCTGCAAGAAACCTTGTGCTGGGTTATGATACCTTCGATTCTCATCTTGAATACAAGCTCATTGATATGAGAAATACCACTGGTGACAATGCATTCAGAGTGCTTGCAATCAGCAATATCGCTGTTGGTGTGATGGTTCCTGAACTGTTTGTAACCAACTTTGAGTAATCAATATCATATCTCATGGGGGTGCGTCTTTGACGCATCCTCACACTATGTAAAATAAAAATCAAACAAAAATATAAGAATTTATTATGAATTGTGTTTTAAATAGAGATTTGCTTCGCACCAGTTCTTGTGGTTACAGCCTTCCTGAGGTTAAGGATATTTATCTTGCAAACTTCGTTGACGTGACCGATACCAAAACTGGAACAACTGGTGATTCAGGCTGTGTTGAAGTGACCGCAATCACTCTTGCAACTGACGCTTCTTTCTATCACATCGAGCCTGCAAGGAACTCGGTGACTTTCACTGACGAACTGGTTGTTGAGGATAACGGTAACAAGTATCGCACACACACACTTACCTTCAACGTCACTGGTAAGTATGATGCTTGCATGTCAGACGCTCTTGACGCTCTTTCACTGGGTCGTTATTTCGCTGTTGTT